TTTATAGATGGTTTCATCGGACGCAGGGAGTTCGCCTCTTTCAATCTTGCTCAAATAAGTCGGACTTACATCAATCTTCCCGGCAAGACCGCGGATGGAAAAGGTTGCATCCGATTCCATCTTTCTGCTTCGGAGTTCCCGGAGGAAATCCCCAAAATTTTTCTTGTCGTCGGCCATGATGACTCCGTTTCGTTATTGTTTTATTCTTTTTTCTGTAACCTAATATACTGACACTTTTCATAAAAGTCAAGTGAAATCATAAAAATTTTTCAAGATACCCGACGAATTTCCCGATTTTTTCCAAAGAGATAGGAATGGACAAGGTTACACGACAGGAGGCCGTATGGAAAAACCGAAAACCGTTCCGGAAAACATTTGGGACGCAGCAAAAATAATCGCGAATGCTTTGCAAAGAAAACTCGAAACTCCTCTGGATAATGAGGCTGAAGCACGCTTTAGTAATGCAGTGTCAAACCAATCAACGACAGGAGGTTATGATGCCGGACACGAACATTGTTATGCGCCAGCTGGTTGCCCTGAACCAGATGGAGCTGAACGAACTTCAGGAGAAGTACGAAGAGTTGTACGGGGCAAAGACAAACATCATATCGCTGCGGGCCTTGCGGCAGAAACTGGCCTACCGGATACAGGAAGTGTATTACGGGGGGCTGTCCGACAAGGATAAAGAGAAGCTGGAACTGATTGCCCAGCGCGACCCGGTGGCAAACCTTGAAATTCTCAATCTGCCGAAGGACACCATCCCGCGCGGAACGAGGTTCAGCCGGGAATGGCATGGCAAGGTATATGAGGTCATCGCCACCGGGTCTGGAACTTATGAATACGCCGGACAATATTTCCGCTCCTTGAGCGCCGTAGCGATGGCAATCACGGGGTCGAAATGGAACGGCAACAAATTCTTCGGAGTGAATCAATGATAAAGAACAGAAAAAGATGCGCCATCTATACCCGGAAATCGGTGGAAGAAGGCTTGGACATGGACTTCAACACTCTGGATGCCCAACGGCTCGCCGCCGAGAACTACATTGCCAGTCAGGCGGCCAACGGCTGGGTGTGCCTGCCGGAACACTACGATGACGGAGGGTTCTCCGGCGGAACACTGGAACGTCCGGCGTTGCAAAAACTGCTGAAGGATGCCGAGCATGGCCTCGTTGATGTCATCGTAATATATAAACTGGATCGATTGAGCCGTTCCATATGCGATTTCGCGGAATTATCCAAAAAATTCGATGCGTGGGGTGTCTCCTTCGTCTCGGTCACACAAGAGATAAATACATCGACCTCTTCGGGGCGCATGATGTTGAATATCCTCATGACATTCGCCCAATATGAGCGTGAGATAATTGCGGAGCGCATTCGGGATAAAATGTCCGCAAGCCGGAAACGCGGACAGTGGGTCGGCGGCTCAATCCCGTTCGGCTACATCACAAAAGACCGCCACCTGATTCCCGATAAAGAGCGCGCAGAATACGTCAAGCAGATGTTCGATACCTTTGTGAAAACAAAATCCACGCATCCGGTGGCAAGGATGCTCAATGAAAAGGGGGTGCTGACACGACAGGGAAAGCCGTGGATGACCTCCCACATCTACCGGATTTTAAATAATCACACCTATGTCGGAGAAGTCCTCTACAAGGGGAACATCTATCCGGGCGAACATAAGGCTCTGATAAGCCGCGAGACATGGGATGCGGCACAGCAAATCCTGACGGAAAATGCTCCGGTTCCCCGCGGCAGACCTTCCAAGCCAAGGTATGCCATGCTTAAAGGACTGATTCGTTGCGGTCACTGCGACAGTGCCATGGGACCGACATGGACAAAGCGGCACGGCAGACAATACAATTATTATATGTGCCTGAAGGATTCCAAACAAGTGGAGCATACCTGCCCGGTCAAGGCCGTGAATGCCGGGGATGTGGAAATTACCGTAATCCGGCAACTGGGAACCATGTTCCGGACACCGTCCTTCATCAGCATGGTGGCACGACAGGCAAACCTCCGGGTCAACGATGTCCGTGAGGCTCTGTCGAATATCGAAGAGTTCTGGGATGTACTGTTCCCCGTGGAACGTGACAAAATCATTCACCTTCTGGTTGAGGAGGTAATTGTCTATGAAACGGGAATCGACATAAAAATCAAGACCGAGGGAATGCGCGGTCTCATCAAGGAGGTGCAAAATGCCGCAAATCAAGACTGACGATCATGGAAACATCATCATCAATGTAATGGTGAGTCTCCGAAGGTTCTCCGGACGCAAAAAAATTATCGCCCCGGAAGATGCGTCAAATCCGCCAAACAGCGGAGATGCCATCCTCACTGCCCTTGCCAGAGCCTTTCATTGGAAGACTCTGATTGAGAACGGGGATGCACTGTCCGCTGAAGACATTGCGACCCGGGTCAAAGTGGACCCCTCTTATGTCCGGCGTATTCTCCGGCTGAACAACATCTCGCCGAGAATCATCAGCAGGATTCTTGCCGGGGACGTGCCGAAAGATATTTCCTTGGCAAAACTGACCCGGAAGATGCCGGTCATGTGGGAAGAACAGGAAAAACTGCTCTTCACCTGACCCCATCAAAACTCCTGTCGCAGCCCGTCCCGGATTTACCCGAGGCGGGTTCTTTTTTTTGCATCAGAGCCATTTTTGTGCAAAATCCTGATGCAAAAAACAAAAAAGTTTCACCTCAAAAACACGCCTTTTTGATTTTTCCTTGCCATTTTCGCGCAAAAAGCGCCGTGGGTTGCCGAAGCAATTCCGCTCCGGTTCAACCTACAGGAGTTTGCAAAAATGGCAAACAAGAAAAACAATGCCGTGAGCGCACAGCTCAATGCCGCCCCGGAAATCCCGGCAACCGTAATGTCCCACATCAATTTCCTTGCGGACAAGATGATCGGAACATCCAATCTCGCAAAATGCGACCGTGATGATCTCGTACAGGAGATGTGTCTGGCCGTGGTTAAGGCAATGTCGACATACCGGAAATCGGAATCAAGTCCCAAGGGGACCAGATACCTCAATCGTGCGGCCGACATTACCGCTGACGCAATCTATCGCTACCGGATCAGCCGGGGGCTGGATACGCCGGCTGTTTCCATTGAGGCCAATATGGAAGCAGAGGAAAACGGCGAACCGTTCGTTGAACTGCCTGCCGGGGATGATGCGGACCGTCAGAGTTTTCTCTTCGATATCCGTGTGATTGTTGCCGGAATGCCGGATGACCTTGGAATGATCTGCAGGCTTATCATGGATGGGTACAATTTCAGCGAAATTGCCAGAATGATGAATGTTTCCGAAGCCACCATCCGCACAAGACGGCTGGAGCAGATTCGCCGAATCTTCATTGCCCATGGAATTATTTCTTCGATTTTTTGATTTCACCCCGACGAATTTGGCAAAAAATTCCAAAGAGATAGGCTTGGAAACCTAAAACAACGGAGAACGAAAAATGAAAGACTTTTTTATCACAGAACCGGCGGACATTTACCATGCCCGCAGTCGCAACGGAGAATTCATGTCCAGCCATCTGCTGGCGGACTTCCGCGAGAGCCCCGCTCTTTACTATAAGGAAATAAACGGAGAAATCGAAGAAACCGAATCTGCGGCGTTTGCCCTCGGCAGAGCGGCGCACTGCCTGATCCTTGAAGGCAGACAGGCGTTTGACCGGGATTTCGTCGTGAGCGATGGCCCCGTCAATCCGAAAACCGGCGAGCCTTTCGGCAAAAGCACCAAGGCGTATGCCGAATGGAAGAACAGCCTTGACCGCGAGGTCGTGAGCGGTAAGGATTTCGGATTCATCGTCAAACTCCAGGCATCCGTCTTGATGCACCCCGCAGCGGCATCGCTTCTGGCAGACGGTGTTGCGGAAGGTGTGGTCCGTGCGGAATACTGCGGTGTCCCGTGCCAGATCAGAATGGACTGGTTCAATCCGCAAGCCGGTCTGGTCGATTTCAAGACCTGCGACAGCCTCAAATGGTTTGAAAGCGACTGCCGCCGTTACGGCTACATCCACCAGATGGCATTCTACCGGGCGGTCATCCGGGAAGTGTCCGGCATCACCGTTCCCGTGCATATCATCGCAACGGAGAAAAACGAACCGTTTTCCACGGGGGTCTGGAAACTGACCCCGGAAGTGCTGGATTTCGCTGAACAGGCGAACCGAAGCGCACTGGCACGGAGCATTGAATGCCGCCGAACCGGCATCTGGCCGACCGGCTACGAAGAAATCCGAGTCATCGACAACCTCTGAACCCAAACAACCCTTAACATAAAGGAAAAACATCATGAAGAAACTCGTCATCAAAACCATGGACATCACCCCCGATCTGGCAGCCGCTATGCTGGAAAAAAACACCATGAACCGGGCCATTCATCAGGTAACGGTCACCCGTTATGCAAATGACATGGCATCCGGAGCGTGGAAGCAGAACGGCGAGACCATCAAAATCGCTGAAGACGGAACTGTTGTTGACGGACAGCACCGGCTCTGGGCGATTATTGAATCCGGCATGACCATCACAATGCTTGTCATCTACAATGTCCCCAAGGATTCCATGGGGTCAATCGACAGCGGAATCAGCCGTCAGTTCAAAGATGTGCTGAAAATTGCCGGGTCAACGCATTCCGTCACCGCCGCCGGTATCACGAAATTGGCATGGGTGTACGACTGCTACGATAATCAGCTCCGCATCTGTTCTGCCAAAGCGGAAATGAGGAATTCCATCCTGAAGGCATACTACGACAAGAACCACGAACTCATCGAACAAGCCGCCTCTGTGGTGGACTGCGGTGCGCACCATTTTGTGAAATCCTACATGGGGTTCTCTCTCTTTGTCCTTCTGCGGAAGCATCCCCAGATGGCTGAAGAGTTCATCAAACTGGTGAAAAGCGGCGAAAATCTTTATACCGGTCATCCTGTCATGTCTCTGCGGACGAAACTCATTGACAACCGGCTGGCAAAAGAAAAACTCACCGCCCGTGAGACTGTTGCGCTCTATTTCAAGGCGTGGAATGCTTTCCTGAAGGGACGCGACCTTTCCGTCTTCCGTTGGAACAACACCGAAGAACTGCCGGAGGTGAAATAATGGACCCCGCAATCTCCATGATGCCGACGGTTGCTCTGCATACAGCGGCTCCGTTCAAGGATCTCTTTCCGATTCATGAAGGTACTTTGAACGATGTCGTTGAGAGTATGAAGGAAAAAGGTTTTGACTGGTCAACGCCGATTATTCTCTGGGCAGGACACAAGGTTACGGTGGTTGACGGTCATACCCGACTGGCCGCCGCACAGAAACTCCATATCAATCAGGTTCCCGTTATTCTGCATGAGTTCAAGGATGAAAACGATGCGCTTCAATACGCCATCGTATCTCAACGAGCCCGCCGTGTTCTGACGGATGCAGAACTCCTTGCCTGTATCAGTGCCTTGGATAAACGCAATCCGGTTGGTCGCCCCGAAAAAACTGCCTCACGTGAGGTAATTTCCGGGCCGAGTGCAAAAAAGACGGCAAAAATGCTGAAGATATCAAAGGCAAAAGTCGAGCGTATCCGCACGGTCAACGACCACGGATCGGATAAGACAAAAGCAGCTGTTGCCTCCGGGAAGATGTCCATCAACAAAGCCTATAATCAGACGATGAACGAGCGTAAATCGCGGGAAGAACAGCGGGAAAAAATTCCCGAAGAAAAACTTGCCGAGGTTCGTGCAGACCGCATTGCCGCGATGGTCAAGACAATTACGGAAAAAGTGAAAAGGCAGTTTGAGACAGAAGTTCAGGAATTTCCGGAATTACGCTATTCCTCCGAAGAGCGTAACCGGCTTGGCGAAAGCCTTTGCAATGCAATCAGCAAACTGGTTGTAGAAATGATTCCGTGCGAAACTGAAACCGAAAACAACGAGGAATAAAAATGAGTATGCTTGACAACATTCAATCCGGGCGCGAAAACAAACCGCCGCGCCTCATGATTTACGGCAGCGAAGGCGTGGGGAAATCGACCTTCGGCGCA